TCCCCTCCTTTGAGGTATATCCTATCAGGTACACCCCTATTTGAAGGTGATACAAATTTATAGCTTAGCCAGCCTTTCGATTTTGCATACTCACTTACTTTCTTCTCGATCGTCGATTCCTTCATATCTTGTTTGTATCCCCAATTTGTTTAGCATTTCTATTCCTGAACGATCTGAGTATTTCTCGGAATAGATTACAGTCTTACAACTCGTATTACCTATTAGCTTAGCACAAGTAATGCAGGGAGCTGTTGTTAGAAATATTGTATCTATCCTCATAGTGTTATTACATTGGAGTAATGCATTTTGTTCTGCGTGTGTTGCCATGCAAGAATCTAGATTTTTTCCTGATTCGGAGTCATGTCCTCCACAAGGAGTATGTATGCAATGGAGAAATCCTCGGGGTACTCCGTTATAGCCTGTAGCTTTTATGTGTCCATGACGATTGATAATAACACATCCTACAGCGCGTCGGGGACAGGTCGCTCGGGTGGATACTAATCGTGCTATTTTTAGAAAGTATTGGTATTTACTTTCCCTCATCCTCGGGATACCCAGCAAACAACTAGAACTAAAACTAGTGTTACGATAGGCAATTTAACAAAACAGGTATGACAGTTTCTCCATTTGTTTAGCCATTTACTGTCGTGCTCATATCGGATTAATGACTTCTCAAGTTCTTCTAATTTTTTTAACATAATACTTTTCCTCGTTATAGATTAAACACTTTTTCAAAAATTTTTATATTCTCAATTGCATTTTCTCTTTTGGTTTTACCTTTGACTTCTTCTGACTTCAAAGCTAGCTTATCTCTATTGATAATTTCATTAGGTAAGGACTTAGCAAACAATGATTTTAGACACTTTTTATTCTTTCTAAGGTCATAGTCAAGGCCTAAAGCGTGTTTTACCACATAGGATGCTAAGAACGGAGCTCGTAATTCAACGACGGAACCCATCATTATTCGATCTAACCTGGGATTATGGTAATAAGGCAATTCATTAAAAACATCGGAATGCTGACTGTCATAGAATTTTGATCGGTTATATCCTGAGAATAACTCATCTGCTCCATCCCCAGATAGTACTACGTGTATGCCCCTTTCCTTTAAAGCATTTGCAAGCTGTGCCTGTGGAACAACACTTCCTAGATCTACAGGTGTTTGATTTCTTCTAATAGCTTCTTCCTTGCTAACCGAATAGTCACTGAGATCAATTTTTTCATAATTATTAGTTAACAACTTAACATAATCTTCTTCCCCGTTCTCAATATGGAAAGCTTTAATGCCTAAATCAGTTCTTGTTGCAACCTCATAGATTATAGAACTATCAAGACCTCCGGATAATAAAATTGCAACATCCCTCTCTCCTCCCATTCTCATCTTTACTGATCTGGAGATTCCTTCATCTAGATCTATATCTTCCACGTCTTCCCAGTTCCAATAATTCTTAGTCCTACCCTCGCTGTAATAAGAGCCAGGAGGCATTTGTTTAATTTCCTTCCAGGCAGTTCTGCCAGTAACATCATAATCGAAACGGATAATGCTAGAAAAGAATAAATGATCCCTTTTAACCGGGCCAAGTAAACTTAAAGCGTGAGGCTCGCTGGATATAGCTTCCATGTCGGTACGGTAATACAAAGGCTTTTGGCCTAAGTAATCAACAATACCGATTAATCTTCCATCATCAATAGCTGCAAAATTCCAGAATCCGTCTATCTCATGCAATCTTTTATTTGTCTCCGGTCCCATCATAAGGTCGGTAAATAATTGAGAGTCATTTTCAGAGGGTAGATCGTATTTCTTCTTTAATGCCTTCCAGTTAAATACTTCCCCTGAAAATGCACCTATGAAATCATTTCCCCATCGACTCTTTCTGAGAGGTTGTTCGTACTTAGTTTTATCCAATGAGGTCATGGGTAAGACGTTATGTATGACAAAAGCACCTTTCTCGTTAGATATTGATGTCTCAAGTCCACGATGAGACAAAGCTTGAGTTAATTCCTTCACTTTTTCATCAGGTAATTTTTCATCTGTCTTATAAATTAAATATCCGCACATATTATTCTCCTAGTTTATTTTTGATGATTGATTTGTTTAAAGCGTAGACATCGTTTTCAAAACAATGGAAAGATGTAGCAGAAAAGAGGATTGCCCCTGGTTCTAAATCTACTCCCACTTGTTCAATCATCCAAAGTACCAATAGATTTGCAAAATACAAATCATTGTGAAAGTGTCTTAATGCATCACATGATCGCATAGGGTATTGACAATGCATCTTGTTATCTCGGACTAAGAAATGCCATCCCAAAGTACAAGGTATGCGTTTATTTTCATTTGCGGCACTTAAATCCTCTGGGAAGAACATAGGAACATAGCATTGACGTGTATATAGATCCTTTTTTAAAAGCTCTACAGCATCGCTAAGATCGGCAATTTCGTATCTTATGCCCTTATGTAAGCCCTTGGACCAGAGGCGTTCGGGGTATGAATGGCTAAATTTAGAGTCCGATTCTAGATATTCTTCTGTTTTACTAAGCCATTCAGTATGTGTTGGAGGTGGATTCAAAGCCACTCCGCCTACCCTTTCTTTGAAATGCTCATCTGCCCAAGGTAGAAATGGATCGCATAAGTCTCGTAATTTTTCCTTATCTTTCTCCATTGAGCATTCCAAGGTTAAGTTTATAACCTCAATGAATTTAAAAGGTGCCTCATCACCCTGCCAATTCTCAGTAGTAACCGTCTTGCCGTATAAGGCTAAAGCATGACGGCAATTATTAATCCCCTCTTTTAGATCCCTAGCTCTTATCTGCATTATTTAATTCTCTTAAAGATCGGGCATACTTGTTCTAAAGGCGGTCTAACTCCATGAAATTTCTCGTACGTGTTCATAAACAAAGATCGAGGGTAATGATCCAGTGCAATCGTGCCTACGTGCTCCATATTCTCTGGCATAAGGTCAGCTAGCATTTTATGTAGTTGCCAAACCTCTTTATTTTTCATCATATCTTTAATAACAAAAATAGCATGTCCGCCTATTTTTAATTTCTGACAGGATAAATCCTGAATAGACTTCATCTTTCTCCAGTAATCATCATTTGATTTCATTAAGCCAGAGTTACCTTTCTTTAGATACTCTTTTTTGTTACTTGCTCCGATGCCTGTAGTATGATCTCCGCCGTCGGGGTAAGGGTTTGAGAAATTAACTAATGCACAACTCTCATCTTTTATCTTAGTTAATTGCTTTTCAGAATCTCCTTCAAAGATAGAATATGCTACTTCAGGTAAGAAGTGCTCAACTGTTGGGACTAGAACTTCATCAAAAAATTCATATTCAACACCTACGAATTTTCTGTCTTGTACAAAAGCTTCAATTGCGGTTGTTCCTGATCCTGCAAAAGGATCTAAAATTGTATCACCCTCTTTGCTATAGGTATCTATTGCCCAACGAATCGCATGTAGTGGTGTTTTAGCAATATGTTTGCTATTAATTTTAGGATAGTATTTGTTACGGACGTTTTTATTTAATCTTTCGCCATGATTTCCTTCCAGTACGCCTATCCATTTGTCGGGATGACAGTAGTTTTCTTTTGAATAGAATCGGTCAGGGTAACGATTTACGGTTACTGGTTTTGGTCCTAAATTCTTTTTTGCTTCCTCGATTATTGACATTTCATTCTCCTTGGTTGTCGATTAAATATTCTTCTAATAATTTTGCATATCCTGCAATGTCATGGACATTGTCTGTGTACATCGGATCACCACATACAGATCTTGCTATCTTACTAAAAATCATATGATATGCTTGTCTGTGAACAGGTGTTAGGTTTTCCCATTGTGGCGAGTCAAGAATTACATTCATTAAGTCTTCAGTAACTTGGGCAACATATTTAAAGTCACCGTACCTATTACCTCTTTGAGTTAGAGTCTCATTAACATCCATTAGGTAAGTCCTCGTGTTTATAGTCCCACATTTCTATTTGCCTATTTTCTATATTAACTAAGTCCGTCAGATCCGGGGCATGCCAGTACTCAGGTTTAACTAGATCAATAGCAAAATTTCCTCTTTTAGCATTTGTACCTACCTCTTTATTACAATTAGCTCGCATAACCCTCATGAAAGCTTCTTCAAATACTTCTAAAAAGCCTTGCCTTTCTGCCGTACCCATTGCAAAAACGATCAGATCTATTAAAGCATCTAATTCTTCCTCTTTGGTTACTGCATTCATATACTCATCTAATTCTTCTTGCATTGCTAAAAGTCTAAAATCTTTTTCATCCTCTGACCATTTAAGATGTCTTGATGTAATACCGAACTTTAAGTGCATTTTTGCAATAGCCCGGATCATCGAATTTTCTGATTCGCTCATTATTCTCTCCCTAAGTTAAAATATTCATTATACACACATTTTACGCTATGTAAAATGTATTTCATTAAAATCCTATATCTTCCAATATAGAATGTGCTTCTTCGATATATCGCATGTAGTCTATATCTTGCTCCATATCCCCTATCTCCATAACAGGCCTTGACCCATCAGATTTAGGTACCTTATTACCATTCTTTTTATAAGTGATTTTTTCACCGTCTGTAGAATAGATCCAACGTACAACTCTACCTAGATATTGTCCTCTCCAGATTGCTCCCCCTGTAACTGATCTAACTGTCAGGAATTGAGTAATGTCTTCGCATCCTCGGATTGTTTCCTCTATGTCTTTATTCTTAGTTAGATATTCTGTCACAGCTGTAATACAAATAGTTGCAGCAGGATTTTTAGTAATTTGATTGATATTGAATATACCCTTACCTTTTGCTCCGTGTTCAGTTAAAGCTACGTAGTTATTAACATCTCGGGAGTATAAGCCTTGATATCTCGTTTCTTCTAATTCAAAAGCTGTATCTAATTCCCATTGGAAACAGATGTCATCGTACGTCTCGTAAAGTGATTTGTCCATGATAGATACAAAGCCATCTGTATTTGCAGAGATAACTTTAATTCCTGCAATTTCTAGGCGTTCGATTAACATCAATAAAGCCAGTTGTCCTGTCATAGTTACAGTCATCATTAGATCTGGTGCATACATGATTGACCATTTGCTTCCTAGTTTTCCGAATGATCCGTTGATAACAATCTTAAGTGATTGATTTACAATTGAATTCCCAGATCTTTTAGCTTCGAGTCTTTCATTTACAATACCTTGATAGATATCTAAGAATGATTCACCAAGGTGTCTTGGGTATAGTCTTAAGTTTAAAATAATAGCGGGGTAGTATGACGCTACATCCCTGTCACATAGTATCTCGCTATCTTTAGGTGTGATTGCTTGCTTATGCTCTGTCGAATGAATGCCTCCAATACCTAATTGGTATTTAGATTCGCCTATGTCTATTTTCATAGACTTAAGCTCTTTCGGTAGTTTGATCGAACCTTTCTTATCTAATTCAAAGAAATGTTTACGCATGAAATCTAATGCTTCATTGAGTTGTTTACTCTCAAATTTTATATAGCTAGGGATGTCATATTTGAACGTAGTTGAACTTTTAATCGTGGGTCTTTTAATTCTCTTAGCTGGGAATTTCTTTGCTAATTCGGACTTAATAACCACCTCGGCGATTTGTGCATCGGATTTAGATCTTAAGTCTGTTCCGTATTGTTTGGACATATCGTAGCG